CGTATGGTGTTGTGGGCTGAGCTCGTTGATGCCTTGCATTTGTTTAGAAACACCATTTACCAAGTTGGTCAAGGGAATCCATCTGGCAACCCTATGACAACAATATTAAATTCCGTTTATCAGTACTTGGCCTGGGTGTACGTTGTTGTGCGTATGGGTTTTTCCACGCAAGACTTCGTGGACAAGTGCTTTTTGGTGACATATGGGGATGATAATGTCATGTCGGTATTTGAGAAGTTCCTCGATCCAGCACAACTTGTTGAAGGGTTCGCAAGCATAGGGATGGAGCTTACAGCTGAATCAAAAACCGACACTTTTGGGTATAAAAGAATCGGCGATGTGCGGTTCTTGAAGAGAGCATTCCGCTATGATGACTTGGTGTGTCGCTACTTAGCACCGATGCCCCTTGAACTTGTGGTTGAGATCACGTATTGGATGCACAAAGGGCACCACTGGAGAGAGTTGCAAGCGCAAGTTTGTGACACTTTCGCCAGGGAGCTCGCCCATCATGAAGAGAAGATTTTTGTCGATTTGCTGAAGAAGCTGAGGTTATTCATGCGCGGCAAAGGACTCGTTATGCCGCCTGTACTACAGCTAGGGGCATACCGCCAAAAGATGATATCTGGAGAGGATTATGATTGTGAATTTGTTTTTTGTGTTTAAGAGTAGGGCTAGACCAAGATACTAAATAGCGGTCATCGTGTCTTGTTGTCGGTCCCTACCCAGGATTTTGTCCTGAGAGCAGGGGTTTTCACTCCTATTGTAAACTGTGTGGCTCTTTAAATATAGGCTAGTTTACCCGCTCGTCATCCTCTGGCGTAATTCTACCAGGGCTTAGGACGTTAATACTATGAATTGCTGCTACAAACAATAATCAAGTTCCGGATAGTTCTGTTGGTGTTGCTGGTGCTGAAGACCAGCAGCTTTACCAGAAACAAACTGTTGGTTTTCGTGAGGAAGCGAATGAGGCGACGTTTGGGATAGATCGAGGAATGAATCCCACCGATCATGTTGCTGGAGACGGTCGTGACCATTCTATTATTGATATCTTGGAGCGGCCCGTGGTTGTGTTTGCGGACACCTGGTCTACGGGATCAGCAGCTAACACTACTATTTTAGGTATTTCTGTTATTGACGACATGTTGAAAATTCCTATGTGGACGAGAAAATTGACCAATTTTCGTTATTTTAAAGCTGATGTTGAGTACACCATTTTAGTTAATGCACAGCCCTTTCAACAGGGTGGACTATTGGTTCACTACTTGCCGCCAGCTGATATAAGCGATGGACCTACCTATGCTTCCCTTCCTATGCGCACGTCGCAATACAGCAAAGTTTTGAATCTTGCCGAACCAAGTCCCATAACCTTCAGAATCCCGTATAGCCATCCCATGCCATATTACGATTTGTGTGCTACTGCAACGAATCGTGACCCCAACCATTTTGGACAATTCTATTTAACCGTTTACTCTCCTTTGACTATGGCCAATGTCAACATCACAGTATTGGCGCGTTTTTGCAATATCTCTCTTAAAATGCCTGCGTTTTCTACCATCTATGTACCACAAGTAGGAGGTCTTTGTGATCATTGTGATGAGTCACATACTGTTGATAGCGCATCCCAGCGTGATTTGGACATCATTCGCAAGTATCAAGATGGTACCGTTCGTGGTGTAATTGCGCGGCTCTTCCCTGACGACCTCCAACCTCAAACGGGCGCATCATCTGGGGTAGTTGCTAAACCCAGTGCGCGTACGGGAGTCGATCAAACACAGGAAGCTGCCAACTTGGCTGCAAGCCAGGGTACGCAAACATCATCACAAGGATCATTTCTATCAACTGTTGGCAACTTTTTCGCTAAAGTTGCCTCTGTAGCAGGTGTAGCGCGTATGTTGGCTATACCTGCATCTTGGGCAGTAAAATTTCTAGCTGGCGGACTGAGCGCATTTGGTTGGTCCAAACCCCTGCTCGTCGCTCCGCCTACATTCGTCAAGCATCGAGCCGTGCGAGCTATGCAGAATTCCGATACAGTTGACACATCTGAAAATTTGGGCATCCTTTCAGAAAATAGCATAACTTCCAAATCCTTCTTGAGTGACAATCTAGACGAGATGCATTTTGACAATATAATTACCAATTTTGTGTATTCGAGTTCTTTCACTTGGTCCACCAGCAATGCAGTTGGCACCGTGTTGTATGACGTATATGTCGCGCCGCGCGCGTGTGATTCTACCTCACCTATTATTGACGGTCCAGCAGGAGCTCTCGAATACAAAACTACATATTTAGGTTATGTGTCTAGTTTCTTTGAAATGTGGCGCGGTGATATTAGATACCAGCTGCGAGCTTTTAAAACGTGCTTTCACTCCGGCCGTCTCGCTATAGTTTGGGATCCTGGCTTTACTAGTTTTGCTGCTGCTGATAACACTATTTTGGGACAAGCTTATTCCATAATATGGGATTTGCGCACTCAACATACAACCGTAGTTACCATACCTTACGCTTCTAATTTGCCATGGATCCAGAACCCTTTTTGGGGTATTGGAGATTCGCCAGACTATTCAAAATATTGCAATGGGCGTTTGCGAATCATTGTCCAAAATCCTTTAGTCGCAAACGCGGTTGCCTCGCAGTCGGTCTCAATTGCTGTTGAGATTGCTGGTGCACCCGGTTTCCAATTTGCAGTTCCAGGTAAAACGGGTTTAAACCCTTTTATCAACAACAGCTCTACTGTTAATCAGTATAAAAAACCCTTGTGGATACCTCCCGCCACCTCCACGCGAGCAGTAAAGAGTACCGAAGTTGAACCAATCGAGGAAAATGATAATGCCAGCAACGCATCTTTGGAAACGCAGGACGACGGTGTTACGGATGACGAGATAGACTCACCGTATGTCCCTCAAGTTGGTGATGATTCTTCTGTCACAATCGAAGAGTCTTACATCACCAAAGATATACCCAAAACAAATCTTGTGTTATTGGCTGAGCACACCACGGGTGAGATGATTGTCTCATTTAGACAGTTGTTGAAGGCCTACTCAAATTGGCCTCTCAGAACCGACAGTACGCTCCCCGCTGTAAATGCCAAGTGGACTTCTATAACAAATCCTGTCAAATGTGCCCTTTTGCGTGTGTTCCCTTGGGTCATGAGACGTAAGCCTCTGGTACAAACTTTCCAACCTGGTGTGGACTTCGTGACAACCCCGATTGTCGACAGAGTTGATGCTGTAGCAAGTATGTTTAACTTCTATAGAGGATCCATGCGTCTCAAAATATTACAAACGCGCGTCGGATGGGGTACACTTGTCGCCGCCATAGAGAACCTGGCACATACCAACTTTCCTGTTGATAATTTAGACCTCTTGCTAGCGCAAACTAATGCCGCAATTTTTGATGGTCAAGAGGGTGTTGTTGAGGTGCAAATCCCTTTTTACTCTAATCTTCCTTATGCTAAAATCGAACCTGACACCACATCGAGTGATCTCACTAAAAACGTTCAGAAAAATGTGTTATATTACAACTCTACCAATGAGTCTCACGAATTTCATGCCGGTTCCGTAATAATGTTTCGCGCCATAGGGGATGATTTTTCTTTTCATTTCCTTCGTTCTCTCCCTCGATTACAGTGTGTCTCCCTAATTAACAACGTTTGGCCTGCCGGGTGACCACACACTATTATAACAATATGTTGTTTGCACTATATCCTTAGTCTTGGATGTTTTACATGTTGTTTTATTGTATTCATATTGCTTATCTTACCT